GGACAATATCGGCAATACCGGTAAGTTCATAAATCTGGCCCTTGATCGATTCACGGTTCTCGTACAGGCGCTGCAGCGCGACAACGATCACCTCCAGCGGAATCCAGTCAACGCTGCCCTTGATCCCGCCCTTCTCGGAGAACTGTGCCCAGTTGGGCACCGGAATCATGGTGTTCTCGTTGCCCGTGAAGATACCATTCAACGCGACCGCCGCGCCCTGATCGTAGATGCCGACCACCTTGCAAGCCTCGATGAGCTTGCTGATCCGGGCATTCACGGCGTTCAGTTCCGTGTACTGGTCCTGGATCATGTAGTAGTCCGGCCGGGGGACGGTCGAGGACGTGGTGATGTTCGCCAGCATCGGGCGGGGGCACGGCTCGAAGGATTGCAGGTGCAGGAAGTCGTCCCGCGAGTCAAGGAGATCCTTCTGGTAGCCCGGAGAGTACCAGTGGACCTTGCGCTTGGTGCGGTCCCATATCTCCCACACCTCGGCCTTCTGGAACACCTCCTTGGACATCAGCGCCTGCTGTACCGTCGAATCATTGTCCTTCAGGACATTGAAGTCCAAGCTGGTCAAGTCTGCTTTTGCTTTCCCGAACCTTTTTGTCAACTGGTCCCGGGTCATGTAGACCCTGCGGGCCACCCAGCGGCGCTCGCCCCATGTGCGGCAGGGGCTGTAGCGGAAGTCCCGCCAGTACACGTAGTCCACGATGACCGATTGGTCCACGATCTTCATCAGCGGTTCTGGCGGGACGGAGGGGTTGGCAGCGTCCGCCAAGGTCGGGACCGTGAACCCATCGTCATGGGTGCCCATCTTGTTTGTAGCGTGCGGCTGCGTGGACTGCGCATTGTTGGTGACGGTGCCCCCGAGGGAAGTGGGGATGGCTTCGGTCTCGGTCTCGAACCTCAACCACGCACAGGCCATGCCCGGGATGAGGCGATCCTGCACGCACTGCTTCATGGTCGCGTCGAACTGGTCCTCCGGGTCGTTGATGTCCTGCTTGAGCGATCGCTGCAGGATCAGCGCGGCGACCCGCGCGGCGTTGTCCTGATAGTCCTCGTAGCGCCTGCATACGGAGGGGTTGGGCAGGTCGGCGTACAGGGCCGATTCGAGGATGTTGGTGTTCGCGTAGTAGATGTTGAACCAGCGCATCTCCGCGTTGATCGAGTCGCGCTCATCGGTGAACCGCTCCACGGCCGTCACGGCCCGCTTGTGGAACTTCTCCAGCGATTTCTCCGCCGCCTCCAGCTCCATCTCCCAGAGCTTCCTCGGCGGCAGGTCTTCCGGGCGGACAACGGTTGCCTCGGTGGATACCAACGTGAGCGCGCTCATTGCATGATCCTTGGTGTGCGGGCAGCGTTGTCCGAATGCAGGGTTTCGAGGTTGTATCCCAAGTGGGGCTTGTACTGGGCTTGCAGGATGGCCTTTGCCCGGGCGGATTGTAGGTCGTTATCACTCGAATAGGTGGGCAACGCGAGGTCCGGACTGACAACGACCGCGAGGTACCGCAGCGCATCGCAGTAGTCGGACGCCCAGTCGTGCACCGGCTGGTCACTGAAGATCAGCTTGTCCTCGTCCCACTCCCGGTGGTACTGCTTGCATGCCTCCACCAAGTCCTCGGTCGGGTTCTCGCCATAGGGGTCCTGCGGGTTGAACGGGTGGGCATCGAAGATCAGGCGGGGGAATATTCTTCGCGTCGTGGAGATGCCATCGTGCACGTGATGATTCGGGACGATGCGGGGGGTGAGATTGTGTTCGAGGAACTGCTCCACGATGGATTTCCCGGTCTGGAGATTGCGTGCACGGGCATCGTGGGGGAGCCATATCTCCCCCACGCGTCCGCCAAAGCTGTAAATGTCATCGATGTGTTCATGGATTGCAACGCCCGCCTTGGCAAGGACATTGACTATGTGGACACGGCCGGTGTGGGGCGGTAGCTGGTAGGCGATCCGGACGGTGGAGTCGGTGAACCCCAGGTCATAGACGAAATGGGTGTCCAGTTCGGCATCAAAGAGCGAGGAGGCGGAGTGGAGTCGGCCGGACATGAGGACTTCATTGATCTCCTTGGCATAGATCGCCCCCTTGAGGGCCGAGTCGAAGCTGCAAAGATACTCCTGCGCGAACTCCTCCTCGTCCATGTCGAGACGCAGGTCATGAAGCTCCTTGGGGGCGATGATGCCCGACTGGTCAGCCCGCAGCGTGAGGAGGAAATGTCTGAGAGGGTCCTTCAGCGCCCGGCGATATTGCTCCCAGAACAGGTTCTTGCCGCGAGGCGTGGAGGAGAACACACCCCAGCCATTCCGGTCAGAGAGGGCAGGCCGCAATATTTGTGAAAAGACGGAGGGCTTGAACAGGGCATATTCATCGCCCACGAAGCCATCGAGGTACATGCCCCGCAGGGCATCAGCGTTGTCCGCACCGAGACAGTAGATCGAGGCAGGTCCGTTCGGATTGCCGATGGTGACCTTCAGTTCGCTCTCGGACGGGGGCTTCACCCAGTACGGCCGGGAGTACCGTTTGAGATACGCCCACGCGATCCTCTTTGACTGCTTGTAGGTCGGGCCGACATAGGCGTACTGAGGTTCAAAGTGCGAGGAGGGGAGGGGCGTGCGGGCCGCAATGATGACATCGTTCACCAAGGCAACGGTCTTGCCTGCTCTGCGATGGGTGACGAGGGTTGCCCAGCGGTGCGGGCGATTATGGAACGGCAAAAACTGTGGGCGGGGGCTATACGTCCATGGGGTGGAGGCCGAGTAGGTCATTGGGGGTCGTCCATCTCGTCAACGTCCGCCTGTGCGGGTCGGAACCCCGCTTCCTGATAGCTCAAACGGCGAGCCGTCAACCACGCAGGCCACTCCTGCTCCGTTGGTTTTTGAGGGGAGGGGAGCACCGGGGCGATTGTAGGGATGACCATCCGGGCATAGAGCTTGTAGAACTGGGCAGGGAAACGATCCGCCCACAGCAGCATCCGTGCACCACCACCCATCTGCTCGAAGGTTTGCTGGAACGCCTGCGCAGCGCTGGGTTCCGGACCCCCAACGTGCCCGGCCTCCTTGAGCTTGGTCAGGTCCTCGGAGAAAACGAAACCGGGTTTCTGTTTCATGGTGTTGTCCAGTCAGGGGACGGTTTTTTCTGGACATTTTGCACGCACGTTCGAGCCGGATTCAGCCACCCCCCACCTGCCCGGACACCCACCCCGGGTCGCGATCACTTGAGCATCGATGCTTGACATGTCAATCATTGCCTAGGCAGTCATTGCTGGGTCAATCATTCAGGCATCGATCATTGCCTAGGCAGAAATTGCCCCGGCTGATATTCACCCGAGGGGCTATCGTATTCGCCAGCCCGATAGGCCAACCGCTGCCGATCCAACCAGTCAGGATGCGGCTGTGCGTCGGGCATCGTGCGCGCTGGTGCGGCAGGCAGCGCGGGCTGCATCGGGGGACCATAGGCGCGGGTGAGGATTTCCCGCGCTGCTTCCAGCGCTGCGCGTTGGTTGTCGCCTTCCATGATCCGAACCAACGCGCGGAACGCCCGGGGCACGTGCAGTCTCGCCTCGGTAACGTCCGGGCGAACATCGTTGCCCGGTTGGGTTTCACGTGAAACATCCGCAGGCTTCAGGGTTCCGACCTGCGCGACGGAACAGCGGAACGCCAATGCATCTTCGGGTGTGAAGTAATCCAACGTGGTCTGAGACATGGCGGACAGAGTAGCCCCAACGTGCCGAGCATGCAATCCAGCGTGCCTGCCCCCCGGTGTGCGGCCTAGTTGCCGCACCGGGCATTCCTCTCACAATGTGAAAACACCGAAAAACTCCTAACGGGAAAGAGTATGAAAAAAAAAAACATTTTGTTTCGTTTCGTTGTTTGCGCGCGAAATGTAGGGATAACCCGTAAGGGTCTGTGCTAGGCGTGCGCCTCTCCAGAAGAAACCGGAGTTTTAGGCGAAAAAACCAGAAAACCCGAAAAACTCCGAAAAAGTCAAATATCCATTTCAGCATAAAACCTCGCATCCATATAACCACTGTATAAGTTTACAGTGCGCTGGAAAAAACCGAAAAACTCCGAAACCCTGCTAGCAAACCATGTGCCAACCAGACAACTACCCAAAAAACGCATAAGCCCGGGAAGGCCGTTTTTAGCCCCGTCACGCTGTCCGACTGGGCACCCGCCACCCTGCTATTGAAAAATAAAGATCGCGCGTCCTGAGCCATTCCCCACATTGTGAAACGCGCTGGCACGGAATTTGCCCAGTCAGGCACCCCCCATTTTACCCATATAGGCATCGAGTGTGCCATTCAGACAACAAACAAAAATAAATGTGTACCGAATTGTAAGAACACGGTTTCAGTGCACTTTTATCGATATGATCGAGGGAACCCGAGGGCGGGACGGTAGGGAAGCAGGCGATCGAGCCTCACCCTGACAGCCGACAGGTTGTGCGCACATAGTCTCGCCAGACACCCGATCAAAAGGACGGCCCGGACAGCGCACAGCGGCAGGCGACAACCCGATCATTAAAAATCAGACACGGATAGAGGATTCTGTGAGGCGGTTATGAGACGCCTCACCGGACATCTTTATCAACCACCAAGGAAAGCACCATGGCATTCAAAACCGCACCAGCTAACGCACTCGCCACCCTCGCATGCAAACGTGCCAGCGTTTGCGTCTATGTCTATCAACGAGACACCAGCGACGCATTCCCCTATGGAATTCGCTTCTGGGACAAGGACTACAACGATGGGGAAGGCCAATACATCTACGACAACGCATTCGTTACGTTGTCGGACGCTGTGAATGAGGCAAGTCGCATCTTTGCCAACCAGATCGACAACTGAGGATCATTCGATAGGGCAGCGCGCTGCCCTATCTAGTCAACCCTCACCACCTCACCAAGGACCACTCATGAAAACCGGACACATCATCTTCACGCTGGGCGAACAGATCATTGACACGATCCAAGCCCATGGCTTTGACTGGGCAGCCGACTACTACACCAAGGCTGGCGTTGCCCGTTGGGAGTTTGACCTTCTGATTGAAGGTCAGGCGAACCTAGCCTTAGCCCGAATCGCTGCGCTGCCCGCCCCCGCATACAACTACTGAGGCAGTCAGCCTAAGCCCCCGCGTTGGGGGCTTAGTCGGACCACTCACCACCAAGGAACCAACCATGCAACACCCCTCCTACTACGCTGTCATCAACGCCTTGTGCGCCCTTGAAGCTCGCCTGCCCAAGCAACCGGGTTCGGAAGGCTGGGCATTCCCCCGCCCCGTTGTGGGTGCGACAGCCACGCAGGATCTTTTCGGAATCATGGTCACTGTGAAGCAGGCAAGCCCGAACCTCCTCACTTACTCGATTGACAACCGGCGCGTTGCCTTTGGCGTCATGCTTGCCCGTCTGTGCGACATGGCAGCGCTGCAAGCGCAGCGTATCGCTGAATTGAAGCTCTGAGACCTTCAGCTAAAGCCCCCGCCTTGGGGGCTTTGTCGGAATGTCCCGATGCAAAAACGAAACCCGGAGTTTCCATGTTCACACCCCCGACTATCACCCTCACCCAAGGCAGCGACACCTACACCTTGCGCTGTGATCCGACGCGCACCGACCCCGGCGCGCGCTGCTGGGCAACGCATGCCACCTCTGACCAGCCCGGCGGCTGTCAGGCTTGGTGGTGGAGCACACCTAGCGAGCTTTCCCAGTGGCTTAAAGGACGCGGCCTGCTGGATCAATGGAATGCGCAGTACATGCCAGCGTATCGAGCCTATCGCGAATCGCTGCCCGCGTGATTCAATGCCTGCCCTCCTCACCGAGGGCATGCGTGGACTCACTCACCACAAAGGAAAGCACCATGCGAAAGATCGAATCCCAACTGACAGCCGCCATCGCCCGGGGCGATGATTTCCGCAGCGGCAACACCACTTACAACCGCGCGGAAGGCCGCGTCGCGTTGCATGGGCACACCATCGCGCAGCGCATGCCAGACGGTAGCTGGCGTTTCAACCTTCAGGGTTGGAACACAGCCACAACGCGCAGTCGTTTGAACGCCATGGCGTATGTCTGCCGACACCCCGGAGTCTGGGTGAAAGCCGGGCAAGCCTATACGGGTTCGCGCAGCGCCCCCCGCCCCGTTGACTCCAAGGAGTGGTTTTGATGACTACCGACCGCGCTCCCAACCGTTACTCCTACTACGAACAAGGCGTGCGCGCCGCCCGTAGGGGCAACACGCGAAGCCCGGGCAACGAATACACGATGCCCGTATTCGGGACCCGCAAGTCATGGCAATCCAAAGCCTTTGCCGAAGGGTTCCGCGCTGAATGCGGGAACCTGCAACGCAAGCCCGCACCATCGCTGCGTGCCATTCACGCGGCCTACTTTGAGAACAACGAACCCTGACTAGCCTTGTCGCCTTGCGCATGCGCG